TATCAGCAGTTGTTCAAGCAACTTAGAAGGGCTAAGCAGAAAGACTTTAACGTATTTTTCTCTACTATGGTGAAGTCTGGAGAGACTTATACTAAGACTGTAGATCAAGATGTGAATGACCTATCTGAAAGGCCTCGAAACATTTTCGTCCCTAGTAAAGAGGGTTGTGGCCTCCTGACATATATTTAGTAATATATTTTTAGAGACTTCAAGCAAATGTATCAAGGAAAACCTCTCCTGATGAGTTTTTGTCACGGATTAGATTCTAAAGGCTTAAAGGAGAGAGTCAAGGACCTCTTAGGGCAAGATCCTGATTAATATGCCTCAGTGAGTATGGACGGATCAGCTTTTGATAGCAACTAGCACTACAAGTTGTAGGAAGCGGTTGATGTAAACTTCTGGAAGAGTTTTTCACCCAGGATTAAGTAATACCTAGAAGTTATTTAGAAAAATCTAGATTTTTCCATTGATGTTGATAAGCTCTGTCAATTAATAGTTGATAACGCTTGTAATCTAGTTTTCGACGTCTATGTACCATCTCCTGGTATTCCTTGTGCCAGTAAAGTCCCCAGAGAGTTGATGGGTAATGAGTATCAGTTATTCAAATTGAAAGGAACTACTTTCTCAGGCCATCCAACTTTGACAACATTAGGGAATACTTTGAGAAGCATTATGTATGCTAAATATGCTCTTTACGAGTTGTAGTTACCTCATAACATTCTAGCAGCAGGAGATGATTTAGTGGTATGGGTCCAGAAACCTGTCGCTGATTTATTCGTCAACAAGATGAAGTCTCTAGCATATACGACTAAAGACGTGGAACTCAATTACGGCTTAGGTCAAGTCATCAAAGAGTATGCTGTGTGAGAGTGGTGGGATATAGACTTTTGTAGTAAGTTTTGCTTACACGCAGGAAACCGATCTAGCTACGATGGATGGTACATATTTAGAGACCCTAACAAATTCGTCCTTCAGAAATAGTTCTATGTAGGCTAAAATCAATTATTCTGAGATAACCCTGGTCTCTATTTAAGATGTATTTATGAATCACTCTAAGCAGAGCTTCCATTCCCATCCTTGAGTTTCATAATAGAGTCGAGAATGAAATATTTTCCAGACAATTCTCATCCGTAGTTACTGGAGTATTACCGAAACTTCGTTAAAACGGGATATTGGGATGAGAAAGTATCTTTCAATCATGTCTCAAATTTAGACGTTTAACTGTGTTCAAAATTGAGACTCTCTCTCTCCGCCTTACACCAAATCCATGTGGACAATAACTTGGTGATTTCTGGCGTTCGCGGTGGGCGTATCCCACCTAATCTATAATAATTATACTTAAATGAGTTTTTCAAAAGAGAAAACAATCACGGTTAAGCAGGTAACGTAAGCGCCTTAGCGAGAAGCTGCTTAACATCAAGTTCAACAATCAAACCCCAATCCTCCATCTCAGGGCTAGAAACGAAATAGGAGGAGAAGAAATCGTCAAAAGTAGACCAATCCTCCAGCTCCGTAACAAGAGAAAAAGAAACCAGGCTGAAACAATCACTAATAAAGAAAGAAAGCTGTTGATTTTAAAGATTTGTCACCTTATTCTTAATTTTTGTATGCTTGAGCTAATCCTGGAACAAAACGAGCCTTTTTCGTTCATGATGGAATCATTCAGAAATCCGGAGCTCTAACGGGGGCTAACGTCTAGAATATTCAGATGGGGGCTGGCTAGTACACTATGATTCTTTATTGTCCTTTGATAGCGCACACGGAAACATCCACTCGATTTTCAGGTTTCAGCATATAAAACTTTAACGCTGGTTAAGCTGCAGCTTTTCCACTCAACCTGTCTGCTATCACTACCCTGTCCTAGTCTTATGTCAATTGCTACGGTGGAGATCCTAACACCTTTACTAATGACAGTTTCATTTGGGCTAGTCACTTAAACGTGAAACTTAATGGACCTTCTGCTAATAGGAGCGGAATTGCTTACGTAGGTAAGATGCGGTTGGGATCCCTGTTTAATGCATCAAACCTCACAGTGGACTAGTTGATAAAGATCAGCGGTACAATCAACTTGAAGACTAGAGAATCTATAGATCTAAACATATCTATCAACAACACGAACCTGTATTTCTAAGATGAGGAATCTAGTATGTCTTAATTCTTGTCGGAAGAAGTAGCTTGGATTATACTAGATAGACCTTATTAGAGTATCACTGACGGATCAGTTCTAGCGTTTCCTATTTGTCTAAGTTTTCGATATAACTATACTTTTTGGCCTCGAACCTCGGATACTTTCTTGCGTAAGCTTTAAACTGATGATATACCATCGGGTAAAGAGGAGCTCAAAGACGAAGCTTATCATACTTCTCAGACGCATTTTAGAGCTGGAGGCACAAAGATCAAGGATTTACTAGAGATAGAAGCTAAGATGCCTACTACTAGA